AACGTCGACCAGGAACTTACGGCGCTCAAGACGGAGCGGGCATCGATTCACGCTGCGCTCGGCCGATTGGAGCAGGAGCTGCGGGAACTGGTGGCGGACCGAAGCGGAACCGCCGCCGCGACCGCCCGGCTCGCCGCCGCCCACGAGCGGGTCAGCGGCGCACGCACCCGTCTTGCCGAGGTCGAGACACGGCTGGACCTGATCGGAGCCAAGGCCATCACCCGTGAGGAGGCCCGCAAGGCACTGAGAGAGTTCGACGGGGTCTGGGCGCAACTCTCGCCCCGCGAGCAGGGCCGGGTGTTGAAGTTGCTCTTCTCGAAGATCGAGTACGACGCGGAGAACGCCACCGTCGCGGTGACGTTCCGAGCGAGCGGGATCGCCGCCCTGTGCGCCCGACAACTGGAGGAAGCCGCGTGACCACCGTAGTTCGGACCATCCATATCACCCGAAAGGCCCGCCGCAAGCGCGTGGTCCTCGGCCCCGAGGCCCCAAAGCCCGAACTGCCGGGCCGTGTGCCCCGAGTGGCCCGCCTGATGGCCTTGGCGATCAAGTACGACCGGCTCCTCCGGAAGGGCGTCGTCGCAGATCTCTCCGAGCTCGCCCACCTTTGCCAGGTCACGCAGCCGCGGATGACGCAGATCATGAACCTGCTGCACCTCGCGCCGGACATCCAGGAGGCGATTCTGCACCTTCCCGCCGTCGAGCGGGGCCATGATCCGATTCACGAGCGATCGCTTCGGCAGATTACCGCCAAGGTCGCATGGCGAGAGCAACGACGTTTGTGGGCGCGGCTTGGCTTGCCGCATTCGGACCAGCGATCGCTACAACAGCCCGGACGGCATTGATCCGAGCCGACGCTTGAACAGCAGTTGCGCGTCATCGTCATCCGACAGATGCACCCGGATCGCCCCCTCGCACTCTGGTGGTGGCGGGGTCGTGGTAGTCATGATGTACTGGAACGGTGCACGATCGTCGCCTCCGAGAGCGTTGTGGCGATCAAGCATGAACGAGATGTAGCGGTGGTACAAGGCAGAACCCAGATCCGCCTCACGTGGGCTGTCGTGGAGGACGAATCCGGGGTGGTTGGCGGAACCCTCGACCGATGCCAGCAGACCGCAGGCGTCCGCGAGCACCACGGCCAGCGACTCAACCGCCTCGCCGCCGATCGCCGCCTTCCGCCTGATCTCGAACTCGATCTCCTCCTCGGTCACGATGATCTCACCGGAGTAGTCGGGCGACACCGCTGCTCCGACGACCACTGAGTAAAGACGCCGCACTCGGTCGAACTGTTTGGTCGTGCGAGATCGCACGCCTTGTACCTTAACGGCAACACCGGCTCGGCTCTCCTCTTTAAGGGCTAGCTCGTTCCGCAGTTTCGCGAGGTCGGCGTCCTGCTCAGTCCCGGAAACCAAGGCAGAGTATCGATCAAGCTCGCGGCTCAATCGCTCAATCGCTTCGATGCGGCGTTCAAGCGAGCGTTGATTGGCAGAACGTTCCGCGATCCGCTTCTCTATCGCCTGCACTTGTGCTCTCGGTTCGGCCAGCTCTTGGTCTATTGCAGCGATATCCGCAGCGAACCTCGCTGCTGTCTGATCAGCTTCCGCGATCACCGGGAGTGCCATATCTCGCGAGCCCTCAAGCCGCCCCAGATGATCATCGATGTGCCCGCAGTCCCGGAATGGAATACCGCCGTACTTGCATGTCTGGAGCCCCGACTGCAGTGCCTTCAGTTTGGCCATCACATCTCGTTCGTCCTGTGTGTACTGGGCAGCCGCATTGCCGCGCTTTGCCTGCAAACCCTGCAGCGCAACCCACTCTCTCCGATCTGCCTCCCTGCGCTCGATGCGTGCCAGAAGACCTCGGAGTTCGCGGTTATCCGCCTCCAACGCTCCCTCGAGCTGCCGCAAGTCGTCCCGGAGACCTCCAACGAACGACGAGACACGATTCGCTGGCGTGAACAGCTCTCCCGCATCCTGTGCGATCTCCGGAAGACCTTGGTCCAGCAGCGCTTGGTTGAGTCTGGCGACCCAATAGCGGGGCTCACTGAGCCGCGTTTCGATCTGTCCTCGAATCTTGTCGGCTTCGATGGAGATGCCATCGAGTTGGTCCTGCAAAGCCAGTTCTTCCGTGTCCAGCACGCCGAGGATGGCGCGGATGACGCGGCTGCCATCGATCTTGGGCCGGGGCAGGCTGGGGGCCTCGGAGTCGCTCCGCTCCGATCTCCACTTCCAGACGGACTCCAGACGGCACTCCTGGTCGCGTGTGAACGCCGGCAGCAGGTGGCTGTGGGTCAGCTTCAAACCGGGGACCACCTGTCCCTGCCGCGGCATGCTCGCCATCAGTGCCGAAGCCAGTGCAGCCTCGAAGTCGCTGTACGGAACCGCCTGCTGTCGCTGGAGCGCAAGATCCTCCACCGTCATATCGCGGGCCGCTCGGGACCAAGGGCCGATGGCGAATGGCCGAAGGACCGCCCACGCCTGGCCATTGACGTTCAGTTCCGCTCCAACCCAACCCGCTGGAAAGTCCTGCCGGATTGCGGCGACGACGCGCCGACGCCCGAAGTGCGGCTCGCCAAGGCAGTAGCGGATCAACCGGCAGAGCGACGTCTTGCCGACGCCGTGACCCGAAGCCTTGATGTCCTGCCACGATCCCTTCTCCTCGCCGAACACGATGTTCAGGCCCCGCTTGAACGGGAAGTCGTTCACCTTCTCAAACGGATCGAGCTGCTGAAGAATGACGATCCGCCGGATCCAGAAGACCGGTTCACTCCGCGACGGCTTGAGGTCGAGGGCGGTCGGGGTCATCCCACCAGCAACCTCCTCTGATCAAACACCTGCCGCCAAGGCTGCGTAGCGTGAGTCGCGTCGGTGGCGTGCTCGGCCACCTCGATCACCAGAGCCACGAGCGCCGCATCGAGCGCGGGCATCTCAGGCTCCTTCACTGCGCGAGGGAACGTGGGGCCCGGCTGGGCGTCATCCATCGAGGCCGAAGTACCGATTGCCTTGGTAGTTGATGCCCAGCGGAGTGCGGCGGCGAACGGGACTCGCGTGCCGTTTGGGAGCTTCGCCAGCGGCGCTTTGGACATCAGCCGCTTGGTCTCCTGCTTGCGGCTCTGCCCGAGGATCTGCTCACACAGGTCCGGGGAAGTCGCGGCGGTCATGCACGCCATGTAGAACGCGATGCCTCGGCGCGGGGCAGCGCGGACCAGAGCCAGCATCCACGCCGCCGTCTCCCAGTCGACCGACGAGTTCGGGAAGGCCTGATCGAAGACGGTCATCTCTTCGACGGAGGCCGCTGCCGAGGCACGCTTTGCCCGCGCGGGCTTGGCCACCGCCGGGGCTGCGGCCGCCTGCTCGGCCTTGGCACGCTCGTGATTGAGGGCGAGGAGCCGCTTGAGCACCTCCTTGCGGGCGACAGGGCTGATGGTGTACCGGACGCGGTCGTTCTCGGGGAGCGTCTCGACGTCGTAGAAGTCGTGCTGGAGATCGAGTGACTGCCAGCCATACGCGTCGCGGACGGCGCTGTCGAGAGCGACGTGCAGGCGGCGGAGCTCGAGCACGCCGGCGAGGGCCTGGTCGTAGGTGAACGCGAGCGCTCGCTCGCGGTGCTCGGATGGGATGGAGAGGCCACGCGGGTCTTTCTTGGCGCGGGCGGCGAAGTGTGCCTTCAGATCGTTCTCGAGGTCGCGTGAGTGAAAGAGGTTGTAGACATCCGTCAGACCGATCCACAGAGAGGACATGAGCAAATGGCGATGCTCATGGTGACGGCACCCAAGCGTCTCAAGGATTGTGCCCGAAGAATGTAAAAACGGATAGGTCTCGTAGACTGAGGAGGGCGTGTATCGGAGAGTAGACGACCCCATGCTCGACCCGTATCGCCAAGCCCACACAGCGTGAAGCGTGGACGACAACTGGGCGTAGCACCGCCATTCGGATCGGCAAACCACTACCACTTGGTTCGAGAAAACGGCACCGGGACCGACTGCCGCGAACGCGCCGTGCTTGGTCGTATACCCGACTGCGAAGCCGCGGTTCACATTGTTCAGCCTTTGGTAAAGCGGCTCAGCCCTCCGGCGGTGCCACCACCAGTTAGTCGCTTGGCTCTGATCATCGCTCGCTTCCCATGCGGGCACGACTCGGCTCTCAATCAAGCGAAACGCTGCCTGGAAGCGAGAAGCTTCTTCTAGGGGCATGGTCCCGAAATCAACCACGTGACGAGAAGCGCGCAGGAGCGGGTGGCCGGAGAAGTCCTCATTGTTTAAGTACGGCTTAAGGACTTTCTGTGAAGATCGATCCGACGAGACGATCTGTTGCACATCAGGCCCGGTGAGCATGAATCCGGCCGCGGGCTCTGACCCTTTGAACGTGGTGTTAGCGTTCTCCCTCAATGGCTGGGGATCTGATTCTGCCGCGTCTGCCTCGAAGTAAGAGTTGATCGAAGTGACTTGGCGGCCGTTAAGTACGGGATGGCCGCGGAGACGTTTGCCGAGCGAGAACAGTGACACATCAACTGCGGCGCGACCGGGCCACTTGGTCGATGAGACCGCAAACTGCACGACTGCGCCGCGCTCAGTGACGTGGCCGAGTCCAGACTTGCGAGTGTCTCCCTGCCAGACAGTCTTCGTCGTCAAGAACGCGACATATCCATTGCTTCCCAGAAGGTCAAAAGCTCGGACCAAGAAAGATGCAACAAGATCGGAGTTTCCAGACACACTCGGGCACAGGCAACGATTCAGTCCCGCGAACTCAAAGCCGTAGAGGACTGCGAGCTTCTTGCCTCCCAAGTACGGCGGGTTCCCCAGGATGCAGTCGAAGCCTCCACGATGGACAATCTCTGGAAACTCAAGGAACCAGTGGAAGAACCGCTTGCGATAGGCGAGGGCGAACGCCTCAGCCGGTGCCGGCCCCTGAGCAGCGACGCGGCCCGACCAGTGATCCCGGAACCGCTCGTCGGTGATCAGCTTGTCGGCGTTGTCCGGCGTGCGCGGGATGTAGAACTGGGCGATCGGGATCGAGGCGAGGTTGCGGAGTGTGAACGCGGCACCGGACATCGAGAACGACTCGAAGGCCCTCCTCTTGGCGTCGATCTCTGCGGGCGTGGTCTCCGGCATGGATGTGACGGTCCGCCATCGATCGAGCACGGTCGCGAGCTCGGTCTGGCGCTGGTGGGTGAAGGCGAGCTTGGCCTGCCCCGTCGCACGCTCTTTGCGTTCGCGCTTGTTGCGGGCGCGGACCTCCTTGCCGATGTCGGGATCGTCGCTGGGGAGCTTGGCAAAGGCCTCGTCGGGCACGCCAGCGTCGACCTCCTCTTGCCTCACGAAGCCGACTATGGCGTTGCCGCACTTGATGTGGTGGTCGAGGAAGTTGAGCGGCTCGCCGGGGTTGTGAGCCTCGAGCCAGAGGGCGACCTTGCAGAGCTCGACCGCCAGGGGGTTGAGGTCGACGCCGTAGATGCAGGTGCGGATGACGTCGCGGATGGCGGCGCGGTACGAGGCGGGCGAGGGCTGCTCCTCGCCGGTGCGGACGATGGCGAGCTCGGTGGCGATGCGGCGCGCGGCGGCGAGGAGAATGTGGCCGGAGCCGCAGGCGATGTCGGCGACGCGAAGGTCGAGCAGCGCGGCAGCAGGGTCCTTGGCCTTGAGCCGTTCGGCGATGAGGTGGTCGAGCGAGTGCTTGATCAGCGGCTGGACGAGATCGTCGGGGGTGTAGTGCGACCCGGTGGCGGCGCGCTCGTCGCCGGGCTTGAAGTCGAAGACGGGCGTCGTGCCTGACAGGTCGATGGACGGCTCGTACTCGAGGAGTCCCTCGTAGACGGAGCCGAACTCCTCGACGTTGAGGGCGGCGTAGTTGACCCGGATGAGTTGGCCGTTGACGGGATTGGTGTAGAGCCCGAGCGAGCGGAGGCAGGAGAGCAGGTGTGCGTTGGAGAGCTGGGCGGACTCGAGCTCGCCGATGGCCCCGTAGCTGAAGAGGTCTCCGGCGAGCGGCTTCAGGCCGAGCTTGGGGCCAGGGCCGTCGGCATCGAAGAGGCGGAACGTGGAGACGAGCGCGAGCCAGAGGTCGTTGTGGCGGCCGTCGGCCAGGTACCGCTTCTCCGCGAGCCGGCGGAGGCGCTGGACGCTGTAGTACTGCTCGTAGGTGCTGCGCTGCAACGGCTTGGCCGACGTGGGAAAGACGAGTCCCCGCTCCTCGATGACCATGAGGAACAGCAGGCGGTAGATCAGTCGGAGGAGCGACTTGTAGAACGCGTCGGGCTTGAGGGAGCCGTCGGCCAACCGGTTGCGGAGGGCGTTGTTGGCGGGGTGCGCGAGGAAGCCGTTGGCGAAGCAGCGGATCGCCTCCTCAACGGCTCGGGAGAGCCCTTCGCGGATTCGGGCCCCGGAGTCGAGCGAGTCCTGGTGGTAGCGCTCGACGATGCTCTCGGCCGCGGACTCCGTGGATGGGGGTAGCCGCGAGGCGTGGAGCAGGCGGTACAGGACGGCGAAGTCGGCGAAGAGTCCGTCGGTAAAGATGCGGTCGAGGTCGAACTCGACGTACGTCTGCTTGATGAGCCGCGAACTGTCACGGAGGAGGCGGAGCACGCGGCCGTTGGTCACCAGACCGTAGAGCTGCTCCGAGAGGTTGAGGTACTCCTGCACGACGGCGTGCGCGGACATGCGGAGCGTGGCGTTGGCCGGCTTGCGGTCGAGCCCGGCAGGGTCGCGGTAGCCGACGACGTGAACAGGGGTCTGGCCACGGTTGGTGATGCGGTGGGAGATCGCGTACGTCTTGCCGTTGAGCTCGGCACCCGCCTTCTGGAACTCCAGGTCGTACTTGAGCAGGCCGAGGAGGGGGACGATCCAGAGGTTGCGGGTCTCGGTCGTCGCCGGCGAGTCCGGGCGGAGGGCTTCGAGCTTTCGGTGGAAGATCCGCCAATAGTCCTGCGCGTCCGCCCAGGCGCGGGCGATCTCGTCCTTGACCTTCGTGCCTGAGTCGAGGCCGAAGTCGGCGGGACGCTGGCCGGGGAGTTCCTCAAGCCGATCGATCAGGTCGGGAGAGAGGATCGACCCCTCGATGCGGATGCTGGGGTAGATCACGACGCCACCTCCGGTAGCAGCACGTAGATCCCGAGCAGGTCCATCGGGAGCACGGGATACACCACCTGGTAGCGGTTCTTGTCCATCAGGGCGCTGAAGCGCTCGTGGGCCTCGACCAGCCGTTTGGACTGTTGCTCGGCGACCCGGTCGAACTCCGGGCCGAACGAGGCGGCCTGCTCGAGCTCGGCCTGCAGGAAGTTGGCCCTGGACTGAGGCGACAGATCGCTCGATGGACGCGCGCGCATGAGGAGCGACTTAGCCTCCTCGTGCCCGAGGTACTCGCGGCCGCCCTGCGCGGGACGCCATCCCCAGATCAGCATCTCCTCGGCGACGATCTGATGTGGCTGACGCATGCCGTCGCGAGCCTGCTCGATGACGTTGCGGCACCGGAAGAGCATGAGCGTGGTCTTCACGCCCACCTCTCGCGTCCTCACCACCGCCGCGCGGGCCGCGCGCTTGCCCTGTCGGGCGAGGGTGTTGGCCATGACGAGCTGGCAGAGCTGCTCCACGAACCGGTGGTTGCGCCCGATGTATCGGAAGCCCTTTGGCGGCGGGGACGCGAAAGACACCCTCACGGCCGGGCCATCCGGGAGGATGCCCTGCAGCTGTGGTGGCAGGTTTCCCGTGACGATGGTGTAGCCGGGGTCAGTGCGGTCCTTGATGACCTGAACGCCGAAGACGCCCTGCAGGACGTTGGTCACGAACTCCTCGACCGCGCGGGGATCGCCGATCGCCTCGTCGACGGCCTTGAGATCTTGCTCGATCTCCGACGCCTGGATCGCGTTCTGGGCAAAGATGCTTCGTGAGGCTTTCTCTCGCTCCGCGGCCTCGTCGACCTTCCGGGTGACGTTTCGCTTTGCCTCGGCCGCCTCGCCGAAATCGCTGAAGTCGAAGAGCGTCGCCTCGTTCTGCTTCCGGCGGGAGATCTTCCTGTCGGGGTTGAGCAGCAGGGCCTGGGTGATGGTGTCGATGATGGACTGCGAGTCCTCAGGGAACGGCACGTTGATGCCGGTGGCCCGCTTGATCTCGCGGACCTTGCGCAGCAAGACGTCCAGCACGATCCCGTCGATCGGGTTGTCTTCGCCGTAGAGCAGACACGCTTTGACGACGGATGCGGTCTGGCCGAAGCGATCGACGCGCCCCTCTCGCTGCTCCAGGCGGTTGGGGTTCCAGGGCAGGTCGTAATGGAGCACACCCGTGAACAGTTCCTGGAGGTTGATGCCCTCCGACAGGCAGTCGGTCGCCACCAACACTCGCAAGGCTGCCGGTGCCATCCCGGCAATCCGGTCGCGGCGCACCTCATCGGGATCCTCGCTTGTGACGACCTGCACGTCCAGCTTTCCGTACTTTCGGGAGAGGAGAGGCTTGATCTGCTCGCCGATGTAGTTGGCGGTCGGGATGTAACGGCAGAACACGACCGGGTTGATGCCCGCGTCGAGCCAATCCTCGATGACCGCGACCAGGTTGGTGAGCTTCGCGTCGTGTTCCTGGCCCGAGAGCGCCCCGAGGCGGGCCGAGAAGTCGCGGAGCTGGCGGCGCTGATGCTCAGACCAGTCGCCGGTCTCGACGAGCTGGGTTGGGGCAGTGTCGGCAGTGGCGAGCTCCTCTGAGTCGGCGACGGGGTTCTCCGCCGTCTCAGGCTCGTCCGCGCCGGGGTTGGCCGCGGCCAGTTTGTCAAGTCGCGTCGTCAACATCTGGACGCCGGCGGCGGGGCTCGACATCACGCCGCGGAGCAGGGCGAGCGCGGTCCAGTACTGGACACGCTTGCGTCGGCCGGGGGCCTTCGGATCGGGAGCCACGAGCTTGCGGGCGAAGTCGAGGATCTCGTCGAACAATGACGCATATCGAGCGCCGAGCGAGTAACTCCACTCGAAGGCCTCGCGGCGGGGGAATGGGGTGTCCTCGCCGAGCCACCGCTCAACGTCCGCTCGCTTGCGCTGAACGAAGTGCTTCGCGAGTTCGCGCCGCTGGGCCTGCGTGGACGACGGGATGTCCAGCGATCCGAACTCCGGCTTCAGCAGCCCCAGCAACGACTGGAACTCCTCCGGCTTTCCGCTATGCGGTGTCGCGGTGAGGAGCACGAGGTGCTGGCCGGGTTTGGCGGCGAGTCTGCTGACCAGGTGGTACCGCTGCTGCTGCGCGGCGGCGGCGCCCGCGGGTCGGGCGCAGGTGTGAGCCTCGTCCACGATCACCAGCTCCGGGCACTGCTCGATGAACACATCCCTTCGGGTGTCCGACTTGATGTAGTCGATGGAGATGATCTGGTGCGGGTAGTACTCGTACACGCTCGTGTCGCCCTGGATCTGACGGTCAAGACGTGCCTGCGTGCTGGAGCGGATCACCACAGGGTCGAGGTCAAGCTTTTCGCGGATCTCGCGTTCCCACTGGTCGCAGAGGTGTGGCAGGCAGACGACCGCAAAGCGCCGCACGCGCCGGCGCTCGATCAACTCCCGTGTGAGCAGGAGAGCCTCGACTGTCTTGCCGACGCCGACGTCGTCGGCGATCAACAGCCGCACGATCTCCTGTCGGAGCGCCATCACGAGGGGGACAATCTGGTACGACCGGGGTCGGAACGAGAGTTTGGCAAGGGACCGGAACGGGCCCGCCCCATTGCGAAACGCCAGACGCGCGGCGTCATGGAGTGACCTGGCCGTGGCGAGGTCGCCGAGATCCTCGGCGCTGGGCGCGGGGAACCTGGCGTCCTCGGGCCGATCGTGATCGATGGCCAAGGGCAGGAAGATCGCCGTAGTCTCCTCCTCGCCGCCTCCAAGGGGACGTACGACGAGGAGGTCGGGGGACTCGGAGGGGAGCACGACCCAATCGCGGCCACGGAGCCGCACCAGCTTGCCGGGCTGCAGGAGAGCCTGACTCATCGGACCCTCCGGAACACGTCCGGGCGGCGAGAAACCAGCTCGGCGAGATCATCGGCGTAGTAGTAGACGATGACCTCGTCGCCCGCGGCTCGGATCTCGTCCCGCTTTCGCCGATCGGCGTCTTGCACCTCGGGCCGGTCGTGAACGGACCCGTCACAGAACACCCAGATGCGAGGCTCGTAGTAGAAGTCGGGCTGGCTGTAGATGCCCGGCGTCCGCTTCTGGGCGGAGTCTGGCAGCCGCAGTCCGTTGGCGTAAAGGAAGTCGATGAACTTGCGCTCCGTGCTGGACGTTGGATCGATAGCCTCCAGAAGCGAGCGATAGTGGTCGTCGTAGTCGCGGAAACCCGCGTTGGTCCGCACCTCGACTTGCGATGCGCTGAGCTTCTCGAGTGCGTCTCGGATGGAAAAGCGGTTGATGGAGCGATGGTCTCGCTGGTTGTAGTAGCTGAGGAGGTCGTCGTACGAGGCCGGGGCCTTGTACTCCGGGTCGTCGAATCGGCAGATCGCCACGGCGCGAGAGACGACGGCGTGAAGCGTCTGCGGATCGTCAGCGAAGCGGGACAGGATGCCCAGACTGCCCTCCGCCGCCTCGTAAAGCAGGATGTTCGGCGCTTCGATATCACCGATGGTGACGGCCCCGATCTCGTTCGGCTCAACCTGGAACTCCGCCTCGATCGCCCGCTTCAGAGCATACTGGAGCGTGATCACGCCCTCGGGCTGGAGAGCGAGGGGCTGCACCGGCTCGATGTATAGCGCGTCCGCCAGATTCGACGTCCACAAGTTGACGATTCGGTGAGGCTCCGTCTGCTCGTCTTGGGGCGGCATCGACGAGCGCCAAAGCCCGGTGGTTAGCGCAAGCGGGAAGCCGGCGAACTGCGTCGCCCTCCACTTCCGGCTGACATAGACCAGTCGAGCCGCCGGGATGTACCTGAGATTCAGCAAGGGTGAGTCCGCGACCTTCACCACCGCCGCGCGGATCCGGTCGAGCGAGCCGTCGACCGAGAAATAGGTGTCGATTTCGAAGCCCCTCGACGCCCTTTCCTCTTCCTCGCACGAGATGCGATCGACCTCTGTCGCGCGGGACTCGCCCATCTCCAGAAGGTCGAGGAGCGGCTCCTTGTTCGCGTTGTCGGAAAGGTTGAGGCCGGTGAACGGGCAGATCTCGAGGTCCACCTGTTCGCCCGAAAGAAAGTAGCCTGCCTTGAGGCTGACCTTGGCCTCGGTTAGCGCCTCCTCGGCGTCCTGAACCACCAGTTGGTCGACGCGGTACTTGCGCCCGTTGTGATAGATGATGTTCAGTGGGCCGAACTCCCTCAGCGCGACCGCGCGGGGACGCGAGATGTACTCCCCGGCGCTCGCGCCCGTGGGGACGAAGATCCGCAGGGGCAGCCTCGTGAAGTTGTACCCTGGGAGGAAACCCTCGGACGCGAGGTAGCGGTACGGGTAGAACTCGGACAGATCAGAGGTCCGCTTCCCCAGATCGTTCACGAGCAGATTCAGCTGGCGGGTCGCCTGGTTCTGTAGCTTGACCAGCTTCTTGTAGTCGTCACTCGACGCCGCGAGCGTACCGCTCTCGATCCTCTGCGTCGCGCGAGAGAGGCTGGTGCGGGCCGACTGATGCAGCTTCCGCCAACGTCCGAGCGCTCTGTCGAGCTGATCGGGCAGCTTCTCGAGCACAGTCTGGCTCCACGAGTCCGAAAACCAACCCGAGCCACGGCGCGGCAGGTCGTGAGCGAAGTCGTGGATCGCCCGCGCGAACGTTGCCAGGACCGAGGCGAAGGCGGACGGCCCGAGCTTCAGCCCGGCGCGTGTTGTCTCGGAGAGCGGCAGGTCGCGGCCGTTGGGGTCGACCAAGGACATGAGCGATGCCGCCCGGCCATTCTGAGACTCGAGCCCTGGCAGCCCTACCTCGGAGACGGCCATCGCGTGCAGGTGCGATTGGAGGAGTTCCCTGTTGAAGAGGTCGATTCTGGGTGGTTGGACCTCTCCGGCGACCATCTCGGCCTGGTGCTGGAAGTAGTGCCTGTCGTGGGGCGAGAAGCTCGAGCAGTAGGTGAAGACGAGGGCGCCCTGACCGCTGCGGCCCGCTCGCCCGGCACGCTGCGCGTAGTTCGCAGAGTTCGGCGGGGCGTTGCGAAGGTGGACGACGCTCAGACCGCCGATGTCGACGCCGAGCTCCATCGTCGGCGAGCAGAACAGTGCGCTCACCGCCTGGCTGCGGATCCTGGCCTCATCCCGAGTTCTCTTCGCCGCGTCGAGCCACCAGTCGCACTTGAAGCGGTCCTCGCGGTCGAGCCGGGTCTCGGCGTCCAACTGACCCGTGTGATCTGCTGCGACCAGTCGCTTGGTCTTCGCGAACTCACGGGCGTACATGGAAGCGAAGAATGCGTTGGGCCGCTGCGCCGTCGCGCGGAAGCTCCGCTGCTTGATGACATCGGACTTGACGGTCCGGCCATCGCCCAGCTTCCAGAGGATCTTGTCGACCTTCAGGCGATAGACGTCGACCTCGTCCCCGGCCTCACTCCGCGCTTTGAGCCGGTGCAGGTAGTCGGCGTCGGCGAGTCGCTCCAACAGCGAGAGGACGAGATCGCGGTACCGCTGCCCTCCGAAGTCGCTCCGATCGAAGCCGTTCTCCTTGGCCGCCTGCTTGATGAACTTCCCGAGCGAGCTGGCGGGCCCGACGCTGACGGAGGCGAGGTGCGCGGAACGCGCCAGGGGTTCGAGGCGGGCGACCGTCGGGGGCCGGAGGTCTTCTCGCTCGTCAAGCGTCCAGGGCGCGCGGAGTTGCTCGCGGAAATCCCGCTCGTTCTCCTTCATGCGAGAGTGCTCGAGAAAGTTCTCGCTGTGGAGCGCGTACTCGAGCCGGAAGAAGTCGAGGATGGTGCCCAGGAATTCGCGACGCCGCGAGGCGGACATCGCGCTCACGAGCGGCGTGTCCTTCCAGAATGTGTCTGCCGCGGCCGTCTCATCCAGGTCGACGTAGTCGATCGCGAGCAGGGCGCACTGCTCCAGGTTTGGCAGGACGATGCGCCAGCTGCGCCGTAGGTCGGCAAGCGCGCGGTACACGAGGAAGTTCTGAAAGGTCGCCTCATAGCGGCGGCGCACCGGCGCGAGGTCGGGCTCCTTCTCGAGCTTCGAGAAGTCTGCGAACGGGAGCTCCAGCGCTCTGAAAACCGCCTCGCCGAGCCTCGCGTAGGTGAGAATTCCGTTCGGGGCGTCGCGCAGGGCCTTGTGGATGCCGGCTCGGAGCCGCACCACCTGCACGAAGTCGTTGAAGTGGCCGGCCTGCAGGGCGGCGTCCTGGCGGTTGTCCGTGAAGCTCAGCAGCTTTTGGTCCGACAGGGGGTAGCCCGCCTCCCGGAGTTGGTTCAGGATGGCGAACGCCGCGATGGTCGTCGACGTGCTCCGCCCCTCGCTTCCGAGCTTGGCGAGCTTGGTGCCTTCGCGGGTCTTGGGGTCGAAGAACGTGCCGCTGGTGGGGTCGAAGAGCAGCGGCGCTCTCATGAACCAGCCCTGGTACTTACCCGGCGGTGAGTCGGAGCACCGTCCGAGCTCGTCGAAGTAGATCCGCTGCGGGAAGTACTCGGCTTTCTCGGGCAGCGCCTTCCGGCCGCTCTTGTTCGCGCGGAACCAGCTGTCCGGCAGCGCATCTAGGTCGCTGTCGGGATCCCACACGTCCTCCCCGATAATCAGGTACCCGTCCTCCCGCTGGTCGTCGTCTTCCGACGCTTCCATGAACTCCCGCGGCAGAAGCAGGTCACCATGCCGCGAGACGCAGATGAAAGCATGCCCCGAGCTTCTGCTGAACACGTTGGGGTAGATCGGCTTCTGGTTCTCCTCGTCCGACTTGTAGATGCCGGGTTCGAGGGTGATGAACCGGTCCGCGCCCTGGTCGAGTGTGGTGTACACGGACCCGGTCTGGGATATGAACTGGTGCAGCCGGAAGGGCAAGACCGTCTCGCGATGCCCCGCGCGCCGCCTGGACTCGTTGACCCGGCTGATCCACAGCAGGACCCCGCCGAGCGCCGAGCTGCACGCTTCTACCGGCTCGCGTGTCTGCTCCGCGAGTCGGCTGGCCAACTCCCCGACCGGGCGCGGCCGCCGGCGGACCTTGTCGTCACCGATCTGCTCAATCGCGGCCTCGGCCTCGAGCCACAGGGCGAGAGGGTGGCGCAGAAGCGAGCCGTAGTCGTCGCTGGGCTCAACGCCGGCGCGGACGGCCGCGGCGAGCGCGCCGTCGGACGGAACCGGCCCGGAGTGGTCCAGCGAGTACTCGAGCTGCTCGGTCACGACCTGATCCGGGCCGAACGGCTTCCCGAAGAGCGTCTTGGCGACTCCCGCGACTGCCTGCCGCTGCTGTTCTGGAAGACCGCCCGAGACCATCGTCGCCGACGTCCCGATGCAAACCACGTCACTCGCACACTTGGCGCGGATCCGCCGGATCAGCATCGCTATGTCGCCGCCCTGACGCCCCCGATAGGTGTGAAGCTCGTCGAATACCAGGAACCGCAGGTTCTCGTAGATGCCGTCGCGGATCCGGCGCTCGTGCATCCGGGTCAGCAGCAGCTCGAGCATCATGTAGTTCGTCAGCAGGATCTGAGGGGGAGAGTCCCGGAGCGCGGCGCGGGCGCTCTCGTCCTCCTGACCGGTGTACTGGCCGAAGGTGATCGGGAAGTCCCGTCCCGTCTGCCGCTTGTAGTTGTCCTGGTACTTCCGGAACTCCTCGGTCTGGCTGTTGATCAGCGCGTTGAGCGGATACACCACGACCGCCGCAACGCCGCGCGCACCGGGGTTCGCCAGGATGTGGCTGAAGATCGTGCCGATGTACGTGAGGGACTTACCCGAGCCGGTTCCGGAGGTGACGACGAAGTCTCTGCCGGCGACCCCGAGCCTAATCGCCTCGAGCTGGTGCCGGTACAGCGAGTAGCCGGCGAAGATGTCCGCGAGGTCGCGGTGCAGCGCTCCGTCTCGAACCAGGTCCGCGACCACGCCCGACTTGCGGTACCCGGGGTTGAACTGCAGCAGTGGCTCTGGCCACAGCTTGCCCTTCTCAAGCTCCTCGCGTACGACCTCCTCGATCGCGGGGTCGGCAATGTTGATGAACGAGCGGATGTACTGCTCGTAGTCCTCGACGATTCTCTTGTGGACTTCGAGTACGTTCATCGGGTGCCTGCTGCCGGACGTCTGTGGCCGGTCGACGTTTGACCCGCCGGTTATGTCCATGTACAGTAAACAGGGAACGAGCGAGCGTCAAACCGTCATGACCGCCCAGAAGCCAAAGTTCGGCACCTTCGTCCGCGAGCGCCGCACGGCCAAAGGGTACAGCCTGCGCCGCTTCGCCGAGCTTGTCGGTATCAGCCCGACCTACCTGTCGCACGTCGAGCAGGACAAGGTGGACTCGCCGCCGACAGCGGACCGCATCCAGAAGATGGCGGAACTGCTGGGCGAGAGCGCCGACGAACTGATCGCGATGGCGGGCCGCGTCCCGGAAGACCTCCCGAAGATCATCCAGAGCCAGCCCGAGGCGATGCCCGCCCTGCTGCGCGCCGTGAAAGGCCTGACGCCCGAGCAGCTCAAGAAGCTCCAGGATCAGGCTGCCAAGATGCGCAAGGAGGGTGATCCGTCGTGAGTGGTCGTGGGGCCATCACGGATGTGCCGTACCTGCCGGAAGTCCGCATCGAGCGGGACGCGGATGTCCTTGTCGCTGAATATGCACAGCGTTGCGGCGTGCCCGTCGTCGCGCCGGTGCCCGTTGAGGACATCCTCGAACTGCATCTCGGCCTGACGTTTGCCATCGAGGATCTCGCGGCGCTATTCGGAACCGATGGCGTGCTCGGCGCGATCTGGTTCAACGAGAAGCTCGTGCGCATCGACACCAGGCTCGAACCTTCCGAGAACCCGTCGCGGCTCGGGCGCTACCGGTTCACGCTGGCGCACGAGATCGGTCACTGGCGGCTTCACCGCACGTACTACCGGGAGGATCCGGCGCAGGCGGCTCTGTTCGACGGGCGCGGCCAGCCCGCCTTTGTGTGCCGCGCCGGCGACAAGCTCCCGGTCGAGTGGCAGGCCGATACGTTCGCCAGCTACCTGCTCATGCCCAAGGCGATCGTCGTCGCGGCGTGGAAGGACTGGCGCGGCAACCTGGACCCTGTGGTCCTCGCTGATCTGCCTCCTGTGGCGGTCGCCGATGGCCGCGACGCCGCCAACGCCACGCTCGATCGTTTCTCGAAGCCGCTCGCCGAGCGGTTTGAAGTGTCCGCCGAGGCGATGCGCATCCGCCTCGAGAAGCTCGGCCTGCTGATGCGCGAACGACCCAACACGCTGTTCTGACCCTGCACGACTAGACACCGGCACGGCACTGTCACGTCCTGAGTGTCAACCATTTAGCAAACGACAGACAAGGAATCGCAGACATGGCCAAGCCGTTTGATCCCCGCAAAGTCCTCAAGCAGATCGCCAACTCGCTGCTCCGCGAGTTCTTCACGCGCCGCGGCGAACTCGCCGACGTGCCGTGGGACCAGCTCAGTGAGCACCGCATCGAGCCGGTGTTCGCTGGCTGCCTCGCGCTTTCGGACGCCAAGCAGCGCGAAGTGCAGATGATCATCCGCGACGTCAACGAACTCGCCGATCACCGCGGCGTGGCCGTGCTTGCGGAGGGCATCCTTGCTCGCCACCCCGACCGGGCCGAGGACTTCTCCGCGCAGCGCAGCAAGGCCGACAAGGCGATGTGGTCGTACCTGTACGCGCCGGAGGTCTTCAACGACGCGGCGATGTTCGCCCGCGCCGATGCTTTGACCGGAGGCCGCCTCTGGAACCGTCGCAACGGCCTGCCCAAGCGCCAGCTCGACGATCCCGAGTCGTTGTGCGGCCCGCTCGGTGAAGCGCTTTCGTCGGTGTATGCGCCGGCCCAGTTGCGCGGCAAACAGTGCATGGTGGAGCACTACCGCCGCGCCGACGGCGCGGACTATTTCTTCGCGTACCTCGACGACTACCCCGACAAGCACCTGGTCTTCGACGGCAACGACAGCCAGCCGATCGTGCGCTGGGATCGGTACGCCTTCGAGAACGTGTTCGTCTACAGCGGCGATGAGGGAGTCCTCGAGATCGTCGCGCCCGGTGGCGGGAAGATGTGGACGACGCTGCAGGTGGCGTTCTGCAAGGCCGTGCTCAAGAAGGACATCCCGCCGGCGGACCCGCTCAAACCGTCGTATCGCCTCGACCATCTGCTCCAGAACGACTTCCCGCTTCCCACCGATCCTGCCGATCGCGTCGAGGACGCTCGTATCACGCGGCTGCGCATCGTGCCGCGCGGCGGAGGCGGGCACATCGAGATCAAAGCCGATCCGCGCGGCGACCGCAACGACATCTACCGCAAGATGGACCGCTGGCTGCGCCGCGAGAACCTGCCAGTCGAAGGGCTGCGCGTCGTCCAGGCGACGTTCTCCCTCCGTTTCGTCCACAACGGTGTCGGTCGCCAGCCAACGCTGACGTTCGAGGTCTCGGTCCCGCACTCCAGCAACCTCAAGAGCAAGCCCGACGAGGTTCGCGTCATCGGCGAGCGGTGCCTGCGCCGTTGGGAGGTGACCGATGACCAAGGCTGATCTCTTCCGGATGCTGCTCGTCGCGGCGGACATGCCGGGGTCACTCTTCGACCACTCAGAGGTGTCGCGCTGGCCCACAGGGGCGCTCGACGACCTGCTGAGGTCACACTTGGTGCGCCCCGCTCAGACGGGGCTCACCGCGCCGTGTCCCCACTGCGACGACGGCCACGTCGAATCGGTGACGGTCGTTGCGCCGTCGGACGACACCGAGAAGCCGCGGTACTTCATCTCCTGCCCGGAGTCGCTCAAGGTCGAGGTCACCGAGGAGATGTGCCGTGGCTGGTCGGTTGACCTGGACGGCTTGGCAGTCACGCTCGCTTCGGCTCTCGCTGTCTCCACGCCGAAGCCAGTGGTTCCTGGGCGTTTCTGGCGGCTCGGCCGGATGCAGCTGCGCGACACCACACGCGAGGTCGTTTTCGCGGCGCGACTTGCCGATGACGACGCGGAGGCGCTGATGCGGCACGTCGGCACCGGCGGACGTGCGGTGGTGTTTGTCCCGCACCGAGTGCCCGACCCGGGCCGATGGCCAGGTAGGGCCCCCGCCGTGATCGCCATGCATGACGTAGCCGCGATGGCCGACGACAACGTCGTGCTCGATCCGCAAGGAGTCATTGAGGCCATCGATGCGGCGGATCGCCTCGCAGAGCAGGCGGGTGGCGTGTCGCTTGATGCACGCGGGAAGAAGCTCGTCCGCGCACAGGTCAAGGCCGAGCTCAAGGGGCACCTCACCGACGACATCCTCGTCGCGGCATATCAGGAGCACAACTCCATCGACAAGGCCGCAGAAGCCCTATCTGAGCAGATGGAGACCAAGGTCTCGAGGGACAAGGTGTGGCGGGCCGTCAAGCGAGCGGAGGAGGCGGGTGTGCTGGCACGGACGGATGACTCCGGCTCCGTCAGTCGATCTGTCGCGTCGCAGCGCTGCGACAGAGGAAAGAAAATGGATCAGTACCGCAACTAGCGATATTGCAGGGGCTTAGGAGCGTCGCACCCCGCGACGCTCTCTGTGCGGACCTGCGACTTCCGCGACACCGGGCCCTGCGTCCGAGGCCGGTCGGCTCATAACCGGCCAGTCACGGGCGCACCTGTGCATCCCTCGCGGCGTGTTGCCGCGGCGCAGTCCTTCGCGTGCGGTCCCGTGACTGGTTGGCGAGCAGACCTCCGGCCTCGGAGGTCCCATGACCAGCCGCAGCGACATCGTCAGCAACTCATTCGCCGCCAGCCTCATCCGCCGCAAGGCCCGCCAACTCTGCCAGCGCCCCGGCTTCAGCCGCTCCGACGAGGACGATCTGAAGCAGGGCATGCGCCTGTACCTGTGGTCGGCGTCCCGTCTCTTCGACCCCGCCCGCGGGAACGTCGAGAGCTTCATCGTCACCGCGCTCCGCAGCTGGATGGACATGGAGGTCCGCCGGCGTCGCGCCGAGATGCGGTTCACCGGCGTCGAGGCCATCTCACTCGACAGCACGATGGTTGATTGCGGCGACGGCGAGTGCTTTCCCATGATCGCCGACATCGCCGCCGACCAGGCCGATCGGCGCTTGGGCCTGGACTCGCGAGACCTCGCGAGCGACCTGGAGTTCCGCGAGGCGCTCGCTCTCGTGCACGCGCGGCTCACGCAGGCGGAGCTGCGGTTCATGCGTGACGTCGTGGATCGCGGCATCGCCGGCGCTGCCCGCAAGCGCCGCGTTTCTCGCCGCCAAGTGCTCGCCCGGCTCAAGTCCATCCGCGAGCGCTTTGCTGAAAAGCGGGCAGATGGCTCTTCCGCTGCATAGGGAACCACCAGAGGCCCATGCGTGGGCACGCTGCGGAACCGTCGGAGCGGAGCGTCCAGCCCAGCCCCTCCTCCCCTCAGGGCTGGGCGCTCCGCCAACCGGCGGCTCGACGGATTCGGTCCCCACTCGGAGAAGCACACCATGCGAGACACCCAGTTCAGGTTTGAGTTTGCAGCCGATGTGGACATCGCGGAGGCACAGGGCACCCTCGGCCTGTCTCTCTTGGCGGCCGAAGGGCTGCACGGCGACGCCAAGGTCCGAACCGACGTGGCGTACTCGGTCGATCCCGTCCGCTCGGAGATCCATGTGAGCGGACGCGGTCTCACCCTTGACCACGTCGTTCAGATCTTCACCTCCCTGCTCACGCACGAGTTCGGCCGCGAGTCGTTCCGCGTTCGCCGCGAGCCGACCGCCGAGCCCGCGGCGGCTGCCGCGTGACCGACCACCTCCCACTCGTCCGCCTTGGCCAGGGCGCGTTCACCCGCGAGATCTGGCCCCACGACCTCGATCCCTCATTCCCCAAGCACGGAGATCCCATGCCCGCAACCGCATCCGCAAGCCTCATGAACCAGATCAGCAAGGGCCGCAAAGCCCGTCCCCGCCGCGTGATGCTGTACGGCACCCACGGCATCGGCAAGAGCACCTTCGGCGCGATGGCCGAGAAGCCCATCTTCGTCCCCACCGAGGACGGCCTGGCCGACATCGACTGCGAGAGCTTCCCGCTGGCCCGCAGCCTCGGCGAGGTGATGGCGGCGCTCGAGTCGCTCTACTCGGGCGACCACGACTACCGCACCGTCGTCATCGACAGCCTCGACTGGCTCGAGCGCCTGATCTGGGCCGAAGTGTGCGTCGACGAGAACGTCGAGAACATCGAGAAGATCGGCTACGCGAAGGGCTTCTCGTTCGCCATCGACAAGTGGCGAGCAGTTCTCGGTGCGCTCGACGCGCTTCGCAGTGATCGCGGCATGACCGTCGTGCTCATCGCCCACGCGAAGATCGAGAAGTTCGAGAACCCCGAGACCGTGCCGTACGACCGCTACTCGCCGCGACTGCACAAGCTCGCGTCGGCGCTTGTGCAGGAGTGGGCCGACGAGGTGCTCTTCGCCACGTACAAGGTCCACACCGTCAAGGTCGACGAGGGCTTCAACAAGGCCAAGCACAACGGCGTTTCCACCGGCGAGCGGATCATCCGCACCGTCGAGCGGCCGGCGCACGTTGCCAAGAACCGCTTGGGTCTGCCTGAAGAGATCCCGCTGGACTACCGCGTCTTCGCGGCGCTCGTGCGCGGCGAGGACCCCTCCGCCACCGTCACTGCACCTGCCCCCACCACCGACAACGCCGGCACCAACTGATTCATGGCGCGGCACCGCCTGCCAAGTCAAGCCTTGGCGAGCTGCGGCACGGCATGGCCCTTTCTCATCACACACTGGAGACACATCAATGGCAAACCTGAACTTTGACGCACACCAAGTCGACCCATCCGTCGCTCTCGATCCGATCCCCGCGGGCAAGTACCTCGCCGTCATCTCCGAGTCGGAGCTCAAGCCGACCAAGACCGGGGTCGGCAAGTACCTGCAGCTGACCTTCCAGATCATCGACGGCGAGTTCAAGGGCCGGCTTGTCTGGGCCCGCCTCAACCTCGAGAACAAGTCTGAAATGACGGTCAAAATCGCCCGCGGCGAGCTCTCGGCCATCTGCCGCGCCATCGGCGTCATGCAGCCGAAGGACTCGGTCGAGCTCCACAACGTGCCGCTGGAGATCACCGTCGGGCTGAAGAAGCGCGACGACAACGGCGAGTTCACCAACGTCATCAAGGGCTACGCGAAGAAGGGCGGTGGCGGAGCACCGGTGAGCGCCCGCCCTCCCGTCGGTGTCGGCCCGGGGAGCACGCCGCCCTGGAAGAGGTGATGTGACCGCCTCGTGACCATCTGAAGGGGTGAGCCAGGGCGTGTTGGGGCACGGTCTGTCATGGTCGGGATGGGCGAGCAGCGGTCCGACATGGGCCGCCTCGCGCGGGAACGCGTGCGGCGGCATTCAACCAAGGAGCACACGAATGAGCACGGCAACAGCAATCGGACCGGAGATCAGCAACGGCGGCAAGCAGATCATCGACACGACCATCCCGTACCGCGTGGAGGTCGAGATCCACGGCGACGCGGACCTCTTGTTCCACCGCTGGAACTGCGAGGCCGTCGAGGCCAAGGCTCGCTCGGCCAAGGGATCGGCGGCGAAGAAGACCGACGACATCGAGTCGTACGTCTACCGCAATGACGACGGCGAACTCTGCCTGCCGGGCGAGTACCTCCGTCAGGCGGTGATCGGAGCGGCGAAGTTCCGGCAGGACCCGCGTTCGCCGCGCAAGAGCGCGCAGGACCTCGTGAAGGCGGCGGTCGTGAGCCTGACGCCGCTGGCGGGGCTCGGCACCACGCGCTGGGACTACGAGCACAAGTGCCGCGTGCAGGTGCAGCGCAACGGCATCACTCGCGTGCGGCCGGCGCTCAAGACCGGCTGGTCCGCCACGTTCGTGTTCATGGTCAACCTGCCGGAGTACGTCTCGCCCGAGATGCTGCACGGGCTGCTCACCGACGCCGGCCGTCTGGTGGGCCTGGCGGACTTCCGCCCGACGTACGGCCGATTCCGCGTGACGCGATACGAGTTGCTGACGGACTGAGTTCGCCCGCACATGGAATGGAAGGGCGTGCAGCTGCGCGGATAGGCACGGCGGGGCCAGGCATGGATTGGCTGTTCGGTACGAGCACGCAGAAGACCAATGGAACTCTCTCTCCCACTCCCACCTTCGGCCAATCACTACTACCGGCGCGTCGGCCGCGCGACGCTGATCAGCCGTGCCGGAAGAAAGTACCGCGCGGCGGTGAAGGCGGCACTGCTAGTCATCGGGTCGCCGTCGGTCGCGGGACCGCTCACGGTGCTGGTGACGGTGTATCCACCGGACCGGAGGCGTCGCGACCTTGACAACCTTCTCAAATGCCTGCTGGACTCGCTACAGCACGGAGGGCTCTACCGCGATGACAGCTTGATCGATCGAATCGACATCCGCCGCGGGCCATGCACGCGGGGCGGCGGAGTGCATGTGGAAGTCCGCGAGCTGAAGGAAACGACGACCACTTCCTGAGCACGGCGCGGCATGGACACGCATGTTGAGGCCGGGCGGGTGGAGGCGAGGCGTGCTTGGGCATGAGCCGGCTCGGCGTGGTGCGGCGCGGATCGGCTGGGCAAGGCGCGGCGGGACTCGGACTGGCGTGAGCGCCGGCGCGGCGAAAGCCGCGTCGGCGGATTGAAATGCAACTGCGACCCTATCAACTCCAAGCGGTGGAGGCGATCTACCACCACCTGCGCACCCGGGACGACAACCCGTGCGTGGTGCTCCCGACCGGATCCGGCAAGACGCCGGTGATCGCGACGATCTGCCGCGACGCCGTCGGTCACTGGGGCGGACGCGTCGTGCTGCTGGCGCACGTGAAGGAACTTCTCGAACAGGCAGCCGACAAGCTCCGCGTCATCGCGCCCGACGTGCCGATGGGCATCTACTCGGCGGGCCTGAAGCGCAAGGACCTGGGCTACGCGGTCACGGTCGCGGGCATCCAGAGCATCTGGAAGAAGGCGTGCGACCTCGGCCCCGTCGATTTGATCATCGTCGACGAGGCGCACATGGTCCCCGCCGAGGACGACGGGATGTACCGGCAGTTCATCGCCGACGCCAAGGTGGTAAACCCCAACGTCCGCATCATCGGGCTGACCGCGACGCCGTACCGCCTCAAGTCGGGCGCGATCTGCGCCCCCGAGAACATCCTCAACCACGTGTGCTACGAGGTCGGCGTCCGCGAGCTGATCGTGCAGGGATTCCTGTCGCCGCTCAAGACCAAGGCGGGCCTGCAGAAGGTCAGCACCGACGAGCTGCACGTCCGCGCCGGCGAGTTCGTCGCCAGCGAGGTCGAGGACCTCATGGACAAGGAAGGGCTGGTCGAGGGCGCCTGCGCCGAACTCGTCGCGCACACCAAGGATCGCAGCGCCACGCTCATCTTCTCGTCGGGCATCCGCCACGGGCAGCACATCGTCGATGTGCTCAAGGCCAAGCACGGCATCGAGTGCGGCTTCGTGACCGGCGACACGCCCGACGGCGTGCGTGCGGCGATCCTCGGCCGCTTCCGCTCGGGCGAGCTCAAGTACCTGTGCAACGTGAACGTGCTGACGACCGGCTTCGACGCCCCGCACATCGACTGCGTCGCGCTCGTGCGCCCGACGATGTCACCGGGCCTGTACTACCAGATGGTGGGCCGGGGCTTCCGGCTGCACCCCGGCAAGACCGACTGCCTCGTGCTGGACTTCGGCGGCAACGTGCTCCGCCACGGCCCGGTCGACGCCATCCGCATCGCCACCGACGATCGCGGCGACGGCGAAGCGCCCGCGAAGGAGTGTCCCAACTGCCTGGCCCTCATCGCGGCGGGCTACCAGACCTGCCCGCAGTGCGGCCACCAGTTCCCCGAGCCGAATCGACAGCAACACGAGGCGAAAGCCAGCACCGAGGGCATCCTCAGCGGCCAGACTACGCGCGAGGAGCACCGCGTCAGCGAGACCACGTACCACGTGCACTACAAGCGCAGCGAACCCTCCGCGCCGCTGACCATGCGGGTCGAGTATCGCGTCGGCTTCAACCGCTACTTCCGCGAGTGGGTCTGCTTCGACCACACCGGATACGCGCGAACGAAGGCGGAAGCCTGGTGGCGGGCTCGCTCAGTCGAGCCAGTACCCGGCGGCACGGAAGAAGCGGTCGACATGGCCAAGGCCGGCGCACTCGCCCCGACGCTCTCCATCACCGTCGAGAAGAAGGCCGGCGACCAGTTCGAGCGCGTCACGCAGCACGTGCTTGGCGATAAGCCCCCGCGCCTTGACAGCGAAGAAGGCCTGCCGGACCGGCCGCCGGAGCCCGCGGGCATGACGTACGGCATCCCCGAAGACGAGATCCCCTTCTGATGAGCGATGGCCCCTCCATTCTGCTCGAGTCGGCACGCACGTACCTCGCCCGCGGGTACGCGGTCATCCCTGTGCCCGCGCGGAAGAAGATCCCCGTGCTCAAGGGGTGGACGGATCTGCGGCTTTCCGCGAGCGACCTACCGACGCACTTCAACGGCATCGGCAACATCGGCGTGCTGCTGGGCGAACCGAGCGGATGGCTGGTGGATGTGGACCTCGACTGCGAGGAGGCGGTGGCGCTTGCGCCGAAGTTCCTGCCGCCGACGGGCGCGATGTCGGGGCGGCCGGGCAAGCCCGCGTCGCACTGGTGGTACATCTGCGAGGGGATCAAGACCCGCAAGCACCAGGACCCGGTGTCCAAGAAGATGATCGTCGAGCTGCGGAGCACCGGGGCTCAGACCGTCGTCGGCCCGAGCATCCATCCCAGCGGGGAGCCGTACGACCCGCTCGACGGCGAACCCGCCGTCGTGGACGCCGGGGAACTCGCCGCCGCTGTTGCGGCGCTGGCCGAGGCCGTGACCGAGGCCCGGCACGGGCGCAAGGAACGTCCACATTCACAGCCAGGGGCGCTCGGAGCGCCGCCGTTCCAAGCGAGCGACGCCGTGCTGCGGCGTGCTGCGGCGTATCTCGACCGCATTCCTCCGGCGATCTCCGGCTCGGGCGGGCACAGCCAGACGTACGCGGCCGCGACGGCGATGGTGCACGGGTTCGGCCTCGACCCGGAGGCGGCGTTCTCGCTGCTGTGGGACCGATACAACCCGCGGTGCGAGCCGCCGTGGTCTGAGAAAGAGTTGCGGCACAAGGTGACCGACGCCGCCAGCAAGCCGCACGACCGTCCGCACGGGTGGTTGCGCGATGCAGGTCCCGCCGAGTCCAGCGACGTTGATCTTTCCGAGTTCAACCCTGAGCCCAGGCGTGGCGTCGTCGAGCGGGCCCGCTCGGAGCGTCCGCCAGATCCCGGTCCGTTCCCCGCCCACCTGCTCCGCGTGCCTGGATTCATCGAACAGGTCATGGCGTACAACCTGGCCACGGCGACGCGCCCGCAGCCCGTGCTCGCCCTCGCGGCGGCTATCTGCCTCCAGGCCGTGCTCGCGGCCCGCAAGGTCCGCGATGAGCGCGGCAACCGCACGAACGTCTACTGCGTCGGCGTCGCACCTTCCGGCGCTGGCAAGGACAATGCCCGCAAGGTCAACAAGAACATCCTCTTCGCCGCCGACCTGGTCGAGCACGAGGGCAACGAGGACCTGGCGTCGGACGCCGGGCTGGTGACCGCTGTGGAGGCCGAGCCGGCCGTCTTGTTCCAGATCGACGAGTTCGGGCGCTTCCTGCGCACCATCGGCGACCCGAAGAAGGCCCCGCATCTGTTCAACGTGCTGACGGCGCTGATGAAGCTCTACAGCAGCGCCGACACGGTCTTCCGGGGCAAGGCCTACGCCGACAAGAAGCGGAACAAGGTCGTCGATCAGCCCTGCGTCAGCGTCTACGGCACGACTGTCCCCGAGCACTTCTTCGAGTCCCTCACCGCCGACAGCCTCAGCGACGGCTTCATCGCGCGCCTGCTCGTGTTCGAGTCGGCCGAGACGCCGGCGCGACAGCGGGCCAAGGCGTTGAGTGTTCCCGAACCGCTGAAGCAGGCGGCGGAATGGTGGGGAGCGCAGCAGCCCGGGGGCAACCTCTTCAAGGAGCACCCCAAGCCGATCGTGGTCGAGACCACGCCGCAGGCAGGCGAGGTGTTCGATGCGCTTGCCTCGACCGTGGACGCAGAACTCGCCAAGCCGGACGAGACGGGGCGGTCGCTGTGGGCCCGCGCCGAGGAGAAGGCGTGCCGCCTCGCGCTGATCTACGCGTGCTCCGCGAACGCCGAGAAGCCCGTGATCGACGCCGACGCCGCCCGCTGGGCGTGCGACCTGTCGTCATACCTGACCCGCCGCATGCTCTACATCGCCCACGAGTGGGTCGCCGACGGCGTGTTCGACGCCCGGCAGAAGCGCGTCGTGCGGGTGGTGCGCAAGGCGGGTGGAAAGATCTCCCGCAGTGAACTCTGTCGCAAGACGCAGTGGCTGACCCAGCGGGAGCGGCAGGAAGTCATCGACAACCTGCTGGAGACACAGCAGTTGCGGCAGGAAGAGGAATCCTCCTCGACGCGGCCGAAGGTGGTGTATGCCCTTGCCTGAACCGGATCTTTCAATCTTTCAACTAGTCACCGCGCGCGTAGGCGATACGCGCACGCGTGGGCACGCGCACGGGCGGAAGGGAGGTATTGAAAGATTGAAAGATCTCTCTCTTTCATCATGTACTTCCCCCCTCCCGCTCCGCCGCGCCCATGCAGGTCGCGTGCCAGGCCGCGCCTATCACCAGCCCAACAGCCCGAAGCCGAACGGCCGGGAGGCGGATGGCGTTAGGTACTTCCCGGGCCAGGTTGCGAGGCTTGGCCCGCGGGAACAGCCGCGCTTGGCGACAGAGTTTGTTTGGGCCGTCCGAGCGCGGGGCGGACCCGTGCTGGGGTTGGTACGCCGCCCCGCCAAGGACGCGACGTGGGCCAACGTGGGCGGACCCGTGGCCAACGGGCGGGGCGCGTAGCGGGCGGGAATTGGGGCGCTGAGCGCCCCCGGACGGGCCCGTCAGCCCGAGCGAACCAGCCAACCAGCGATCCAGCCATCCCCGCCCCCCGGACCTGCCGCATGTGCGGCGGGCCACCACGACGTCCCACGCGCTGGCGCTTGCCGCCGCGCGTCCGAACGGAGATCGCTGTGAACATCGAGACGCTTCCCATCGACGCGGTCAAGGAGTACGACCGCAACCCCCGCACCATCAGCGACGCCGCCGTCGATGCGGTCGCCAAGAGCATCGAGGCCTTTGGCTTCAAGATCCCGATCCTGATCGATGCCGACGGCGTCATCATCGCCGGGCACACGCGGCTCCGGGCCGCGCGGAAGCTCGGGCTGAGGGAGGTGCCGACCATCCGCGCCGACGACCTCACGCCCGACCAGGTCAAGGCGCTGCGCATCGCCGACAACAAGGTCGCGTCGCTGACCTCGTGGGACATGGAACTGCTGCCCATCGAGCTGGCGGACCTCAAGGGTGTCGACTTCGATCTCGCGCTGCTGGGCTTCAGCGCCGAGGACCTCGCGGCGATCATGGCTCCCGCCGGCACCGAGGGGTTGGTCGACCCCGACGACGTGCCCGCGCCGCCCGACGCCGCGACCACGGTGCCCGGGGACATCTGGGTGCTCGGCAACCACCGCCTGATGTGCGGCGACTCGTCCAAGCCCGAGGACCTGGACCGTCTGCTTGATGGCCAGCCGATCCATCTCGTGAACACGGACCCGCCGTACAACGTGAAGGTCGAGCCCCGCTCGAACAACGCGATCGTCGCCGGCCTGAGTTCGTTCGCGCTGCCCGGCAAGGCAGACCAGCACGACCAGCAGAGCGCCGACCTCAACCGCTACCCGGAGAAGAGCCGCGCTACGCACAAGAAGCTCCGGGCCAAGGACCGGCCGCTGGCCAACGACTTCGTGTCCGATGACGAGTTCGACCGCCTGCTCGCGGCGTGGTTCGGGAACATCACCCGCGTGCTCATCCCCGGCGGCACCTTCTACATCTGGGGCGGCTACGCCAACTGCGGTAACTACCCGCCAGTGCTGAAGCGCTGCGAGCTCTACTTCGCCCAGGCGATCATCTGGATCAAGGAGCACCCCGTCCTAACCCGCAAGGACTTCATGGGCAACCATGAGTGGTGCTTCTACGGCTGGAAGGAAGGCGCGGCGCACCGCTTCTTCGGCCCGGCCAACGTGCCCGACACCTGGTCGATCAAGAAGGTCAACCCGCAGAGCATGGTCCACCTCACGGAGAAGCCCGTGGAGCTCGCGCGGCGGGCGATCGAGTTCTCATCGCGCCCCGGCGAGAACGTGCTCGATCTCTTCGGCGGGAGCGGCTCCACGCTTATCGGCGCGGAGATGACCGGGCGGCATGCGTTCCTCATGGAGCTCGACGCGCTCTACTGCGATGTCATCGTGCAGCGCTGGGAGAAGTTCACAGGCCGCAAGGCGGAGCGACTCCCGGCAAAGGGTGTGGCCGAAGAGAAAGCCGCGACGGGCGTCGCGGCTGGGAGCAAGGCGTGATGAACGCCTCACTCGTCGAGGTTCGGGAGCGGGCCGTCGGTCGCTTCGTCCCATTCAAAAGCGTAGCGCTCGGCGATGTCTTCGAGGTCGTGATCGGTCAGGTAGTCGGCCGTCTTGCGCTCTTGGCAGGCGGCGACTGCCCGCGCCAAGTCCGTCCACTCCTCAATGGTGAGCATCTGGTCCTGCCTCGCGCCGAGAAGGTAGAGCGCGGCCTGCAGGACGGCCTCGAGTTGGTTTTGGGTGGGCGCGGCAGGCACGGCTCAGGCTCCCTTCCCCGCGACGAAGACGCCGCGCTCGTGCTTCTTGAACCTGGACGCCGTGCCCTTGGCGGCGATCTCGCGGATGATGGCGGCGTAGAGAGTGGCCTCGGGCGTCTTCCCTCCGGGGCTCGTCCACAGGCCCTTGGCCTCCATCGCGGCGATCATCTCCTTGGCCCGCATCGGCACCTCGCTCGCGGCGAGCACCTGCGCCGCCGCGTCGAGCGCGCTGACGCGCTTGGGCTTCTTCTCCTTGACAGCCTTCGTCTTGGGGGCCTTGTCACCCTTGGCCTTCGTGCCCTTGGTAGCCGCCCCAAGGCTCGCGTTGTTGGCGACCTCTTTCTCGCTGGGGACCTCGTGGTCCTGCTTCCCGCCCGCCAACCGGTCGTTGATCTCGGCGAGCGCCGCTTTGCGGAGGCGCTCCGTACTCGACGCGGTGGCGTCGGCCTTGCGCTTGGGGATGCGCTTGCCGCCTGGCCCGACGGCTCGCTTCATCGCGGGGGTGCTGCTGGACTTCTTCGTCTTCGTGCTCATGGTCATCTCCGAACTGGGGGTTGGGTCTCCCGTCGCACTCTGCGGCGGGGAAGCGTGGCCATCGCGGTTCCCCGCGACGCCGCGTGGGGCGGGTCAGCGGCTCTGCACGATGCTGATCTGGAACTCGGAGCCGTCCTCCATCCGCAGGACCAGCCCCTTGTTGCTCGTGAGCAACTGCACGCCGTCGAAGGTGTCCGCGTGGGCCAGGCCTTCGGCCTCGCTCACCATGTCGCGGGCGATGTCGGCCAGCGCGATGTCGTCGTCTTCGCCTTCGATCTCTTCGCGGGCGTCGAGGAGTTTTTGGATCAGGGACAGCAGCGTGTTCTGCATTTCGATCTCGTTCATGGCGGGTCTCCTTGGTGGCGCGGGCGTTCAGCATCCCGCGATGCGTTCGATCTCGTTGAGGACGTCGTGGACCATCGAGTTGGTGGCGGCTGCCTGTCCCCGGGCGTCCCGCCCATAGACGTGCTTGGCCACCTCGGCGGCCTTCGCGTAGCGGGCCTCGCGGCTCTCGTCGCGGCGGAACTCGGCGATGACCTTGTCGACGCGGCCTTGCGCTCGGCTCATGCGGACCACGCTCGCGGTCGCGCCGTCGGTCGTGGCTCGCACCGTGATGTCTTCCTCGGTGCCCTCGATGACGATGTGCTTGATCTTCATGCCATGTCTCCGTGGTGGCGGTCATTCGGCGTCGTTCAGAAATGCCTCGACGTGCTCGGGATCCATGTTGCTGAGGAAGCCGACCAGGTCGATCAGGTCGCTGCGGACCTTCCCGAGGCTTCCCGCAAAGCCCCAGTTGCGCGGGTCGGCCTTCGCCCCCTCGGCGTGCTTGTCGAGTTCCATCTGCAGCACGTCCATCAGGCGGGCGATGTCGTTCCGCCGGGTGGCGTACGTCTCAGCGGCGGTGGGTTGCTGGGGGGCGGGTGTGCGGTTGTGTTTGCGGGTGGTCATCTACTTGCTCCTATGCGTTGGTGTGGTCCGTTGAACACAGAAGCCCGCGTTGCGCGGGCTTCAGGTGGTCGGCAGTTCGGGGTTGCGGGGGCTGGTCTGTGCCTCCTCGCGTGCGGCCTCGCGGGCCGCGTCGCCTCGTCCTTGGCGGTATCCGGTGTGCAGGCCTTCGCGGTAGCCGGCCTCGAAGGCGTGGCGGACCAGGTCGCGGATCGACCACACCGGGATCTCGTGGAAGTCGAGGCTGTCGCTCTTGCGGGTCGCGAGCGTCTCCAGCAGCAGTTCGACCTTGGCCCATTCCATCTCGGCATCGAGGGCCTTCTGCTTGCTGATCCCGTCGAGGCTGGGCTTGGTGTTCTTTCTGGCGTTCTGCGGGGCGTTCATGTTCGTGGTCTCCGTCGCGGGTGCTTGCCCCGCGTTGTGACACATGAAGCCATGACATTCGCCACGAGGCAAGGCAAACCGCAGCGGTTTCGCCGTCATTCCGCGACATGTGGGCAACTGCGTCCGCGATGTGGGCAACTGTGCGCGGGAGGTCCGCGATGACTCCCGAACACGCGCCTAGTTCCGGGCCCCACGGCGCATCGGGACAGGGAACCTCCCGGCTCAACCCCGCCGCGCTTGGCGTCGCGGACGCCGCCCGCGTGCTCACGCGCATCGGGGGAGCAAGCGGCAAGCCCATCACCGAGGAGATGCTCCGCGCCGACATCGACGCGGGCGCGCCGACGAACGCGAACGGCACGATCAATCTCGTGCACTACGCGGCTTGGCTCGTGAAGGAGATGTCTGTGGGGGGTGCTGGTGGCGATTGACCCGCGCCAACTCAAGCCCGGTGAACTCGCGCGGCTGCTCAACAGCACGCCGCTGGGCGAGGTGATCAGCGAGCGGCAGCTCCATCGGCATCGCACTCGCGCGGGGTTCCGCGTCGCGGCCGACGGCGATGCGGGCAAGGTCGATCTCTTCCGCTACGTGGCGTGGCTGGTGACGACGCGGCACGAGGCGTTGGCCGAGGCGGCTCGCACGCCCGGGGAGGGGGTGGGGCTCACGGGCTACGAGGCGATGAAGGAGCGGGCTCGGCTCCGCAACGCCATGCTCTCGCTCTCGGGACGCGACATCGGCGACCTGCCTCCCGTCGCTGACCCAGTGCGACGTGCCCGGGCCGCGAAGGACTTCCGGTACTTCTGCGAGACGTACTTCGGGCAGACCTTCCATCTGAAGTGGTCCGACGACCACCTGAAGGTCATCGCCAAGATCGAGCAGGCGGTGCTGGACGGCGGGCTGTTTGCGATGGCGATGCCACGCGGGTCGGGCAAGACGAGCCTGTGCGAGGTGGCGTGCCTGTGGGCGCTGCTCTACGGGCACCGGGAGTTCGTGGCGCTAATCGGCTCGGACGAGGAGCACGCGGCGGGGATGCTCGAGTCGATCAAGGCGGAGCTGGAGAACAGCGAGATCCTCGGGGCGGACTTCCCAGAGGTCTGCCATCCCATCCGGTCTCTCGAGGGCATCCACCAGCGGGCGTCGGGCCAGCTCTACCAGGGGAAGCAGACGCACATCGGCTGGACAGCCCGGGAAATCGTGCTGCCGACCATCCCGGGCTCGGCGGCGTCGGGCGCGATCATCCGCGTCGCCGGGATCACCGGCCGCATCCGGGGCATGAAGCACAAGCGCGTCGATGGCGTGAGCGTCCGGCCATCGCTTGTGCTCATCGATGATCCCCAGACCGACGAGAGTGCCCGGTCGCCCTCGCAGTGCGCCAACCGCGAACGGATCCTCGCCGGCGCAATCCTGGGGTTGGCTGGCCCGGGCCGGAAGATCGCTGGGCTGATGACGCTGACGGTCGTCCGGCCCGACGACCTGGCCGACCGCATTCTCGATCGGGACAAGCACCCGCAGTGGCAAGGCGAGCGGACCAAGATGGTGTACTCGTTCCCCAACGCAGACCGCTTGTGGGCCGAGTACGCCCGGCTGCGTGCCGAGGGGCTTAAGGCCGACCGGGGCGGAGCGGAGGCGACCGCGTTCTACAAGACCCATCGCGCGGAGATGGACACGGGGGCGGTCATCGCTTGGCCCGAGCGATTCAACCACGACGAACTGTCCGCCGTGCAGCACGCCATGAACCTGCGGCTGCAGAACGAGGCGGCGTTCTTCGCCGAGTACCAGAACGAACCGCTGCCGGAAGTCGAGGTCGCCGACGACCTGCTGAGCGCCGACCAGATCGCCGCCAAGGTGAACGGTCACGCCCGCGGGCTTGTACCGCTCGGTTGCTCGCACCTGACGATGTTCGTGGACGTGCAGGGCAAGGCGCTGTTTTACCTGGTGGCCGCGTGGGAGGACGACTTCACGGGGCACGTCATCGACTACGGCACCGAGCCGGACCAGAAGCAGCCCCCCGGGTCGTACTTCACGCTCCGGGACATCACGCGGACGCTCGGGGCCGCTTCTCCCCGTGCTGGTGTCGAGGGTGCGATCTACGGCGGGCTTGAGCGGCTCATAGATGCGACGGTTGCTCGCGAGTGGCGGCGGGACGACGGCGCGATGGTGCGGATCGACCGCTGCCTGATCGACGCCAACTGGGGATCATCCACGGATGTGGTCTACCAGTTCTGTCGCCAGAGCCCGCACGCCAGCGTACTGACGCCCAGCCACGGCCGCTATGTCGGCGCGAGCAGTCTGCCTTTCAGCGACTACAAGCGCAAGCGGGGCGAGCGGGTCGGGCTGAACTGGCGCGTCCCGGTGGTCACCGGCAAACGAGCCGTGCGGCACGTGCTCTTCGACACGAACTTCTGGAAGTCGTTCGTGCATGCGCGGCTGGCAGTGCCCATGGGCGACCCGGGAGGGCTGTCATTGTTCGGCCACAAGCCGGAGCTCCACCGCCTGCTGGCCGAGCACTTGACGAGCGAGTATCGGGTGCGGACCGAGGGACGTGGACGCACCGTCGACGAGTGGAAGCTTCGTGTTGAGGGTCTCGACAACCACTGGCTGGACTGCCTGGTCGGCTGCGCTGTGGCGGCGTCGATGGAGGGGGCGGTGCTCTTCGGGACGGACGCGAAGGTGGTCGCGCGGCCGCGGCTCAAGCTCTCGGCTTTGAAGGAGCGGACGCGATGAATGCAAAGCCGCCGCCAAAGCAGGATGTCAAGCCCAAGGGCATCGTCTGCCCGACCTGCGGGTGTTGCCACTTCGAGGTCGTCTACACCCGCGCGACCCCGGTCGGCACGATCCGCCGTCGACGACAGTGCCGTCACTGCGGGCGACGTGTCACGACGAGCGAGCGGCTGGGGGCTTGAGTGACCATCTGGTTCTACCGGTGGAACAGATCGTCGAGAACCTCGATGCGGCGCGGGCAGATGGCCCGGCCGCTGCATAGGGGACACCTAGAGGCCGCGCTGTGCGGCCCGTGAGGTGAACCTGTGTCCGATCCCGCCCCCAACCTCGACCAGGCCATCCGCGACAACGCGTCGCAACCCGCGAAGGCGTCGGTCGACGGCCAGTCCGTCGAGCAGCACCCGCTGAAGGACCAGATCGAGGCCGACCGCTACCTCGCGTCCAAGGACGCCGCGAGGAAGCCCGGCCTCGGCATCAAGTTCGCCAAGATCGTTCCTCCCGGTTCCGTCTGACCCACTCATGCTGAACGCCATCGCCAACATCATGAGCCGGGTCGGTCGCGGGACGCAGACCGGCTCCCCCTCCCCGGCGGCGTCGCGCCCCCCCGACTCGCACGGACGTGGGTCGCGCGGCGGCCGTCGCTTGGTTGTCGCCAAGTTCGACTCGGCACAGACCACCGCGGACAACCGCAAGCACTGGGCGAACGCAGACGGCCTGTCGCCCAACGCCGCGATCAACCCCGAGGTCCGTCGCGTCCTCCGCAACCGCGCCCGCTACGAGGTCGCCAACAACTCATACGCCAAGGGCATCGTCCTCACGCTCGCCAACGACACCATCGGCACCGGTCCGCGACTGCAGATGCTCACCGGCGACGCCGAGGCCAACGCCCGCATCGAGGACGCGTTTGAGCAGTGGTCGCGCGCGGTGGATCTGCCCGGCAAGCTCCGAACCATGCGGATGGCCCGCGCCGAGACCGGCGAGGCGTTCGCGCTGCTCGTGAACAACCCCGGAGTGCTGTCCCAGGTCTCGCTCGACGTGAAGCTCATCGAGGCGGACCAGGTCTGCTCGCCCCTCATGCGTCGTGGCCTGAGCGTCGAGATCGACGGCATCCTGCTGGACCAGTGGGGCAACCCTTCCGCGTACCGCGTGCTCAAACGGCACCCCGGCGACAACAACGCTCTGCGTGCCCCTATCGATGACCTGCTTGCGTACGACACGCTCCCCGCCGCGTCGGTGGTGCACTACTACCGGGCCGATCGCCCAGGCCAGCTCCGAGGCATCCCCGATATCACGCCGGCGCTCCCGCTGTTCGCGCAGCTCCGCCGGTACACATTGGCGACCATCGCGGCTGCCGAGACCGCCGCCAACTTCGCCGCCGTGATCTACACCGACGCGCCGGCCAACGGCGAGGCCGATCCGCTGGAGCCGATGGACGAGGTCGAGCTCGAGCAGCGACTCGCGACAGTTCTCCCAGGCGGCTGGAAGCTGGGACAGGTTCACGCCGAGCAGCCGACGACCACGTTCGGGGAGTTCAAGCGCGAGATCCTCAACGAGATCGCGCGCTGCCTGAACATGCCCTTCAACGTCGCGGCTGGCAACTCATCGGGGTACAACTACGCCAGCGGCCGCCTGGACCACCAGGTGTACTTCAAGAGCATCCGTGTCGAGCAGCACCAGATGCAGCTCGCCGTGCTCGACCGCATCCTCAAGGCGTGGCTCAACGAGGCGGTGCTGGTCGAGGGTCTGCTCCCGCAGTCCCTCCGCACGATCGCGCGCACGCTCCCGGAGCACGCGTGGTTCTGGGATGGCGTCGAGCACGTCGATCCCGCCAAGGAAGCAAGCGCCCAAGCCACGCGCCTGGCCAACCACACGACCACGCTCGCCGTCGAGTTCGCCCGGCAGGGTCGCGACTGGGAGCAAGAGCTCCGTCAGCGGGCCAAGGAGCTCGCGCTCATGAACGAGCTCGGCCTCGCACTCGCAACCGCACCGGCTGCCGCTCCGGCCCCGAACGCGCCCGCCGAGAACACCGACCCCGCAGACACCGTTGACGAGGAGACCGCCCGTGCCAACTGACTCCATGAAGATCCTCCCCGCGCTCACGTTCACGGCGACGGCGGACATCACCTTCTCCGCTGCGGCGGACGGTCAGAGCGCGCCCCTGCCCCGATTCAAGATGGTCGCGTACACCGGCGGCGCGATGCGCGTCGCGGGGTGGCGTGCCCCGGTCGTGATCGACCTCGCGGGCCTGGCTGTACCGTCGCAGGCACGCCCCATCCGCTTCGGGCACGACCCGCTCTCGGGCGTCGGCCACACTGACGCGATCCGCGTGGAGGCCGGTCAGCTCGTCGCGACGGGAGTCATCTCCCGCGACACGCCCGCCGCCAAGGAAGTCGTCGCCTCCAGCCGGAACGGATTCCCCTGGCAGGCCTCCGTCGGCGCGAGCGTCGAGGAGTTCGAGTTCATCAAGGACAACCAGAAGGCGACGGTCAACGGTCAGGAGATCACCGGCCCGGTGAACGTCGTCCGCAAGGCCACGCTCGGCGAGATCAGTTTCGTGGATCTCGGCGCAGACGGCCGCACCAGCGCGAGCATCGCCGCGCGTCTTCACAAGGAGCCCAGCGTCATGGCCGACGAGTCCAATCCGACCCCCACCCCCTCCGCCACCCCTCCCGTCACCGGCACCGAGCAGACGCCCGAGCAGATCCGCGCCGCGGCGCTGGCCGAGACGGCCCGCATCGACGCGATCCGCAAGGTCTGCGGCGGCAAGCACACCAGCATCGAGGCCCAAGCCATCCGTGACGGCTGGGACGCGACCCGCACCGAGCTCGAAGTGCTCCGTGCCAGCCGCCCCAAGATCCCGTTCGTCCAGACTCCGGACACGAGCGTGACCACCGAGGTACTGGAGGCCGCGTGCTTCCAGAGCGCCAAGCTCGAAGGCATCGAGAAGGTCTGCTCGGAGCAAGCAATGGACGTCGCCGCCAAGCGCTTCAACGGCGGCCTAGGCCTGCAGGAACTCCTCTTCGAGGCCGCGATCGCCAACGGCTACACGGGCCGCACCTTCCGTGACAGCCGCCGCGTGCTCGAAGCCGCCTTCGGTCGCGGGATTGAGGCGGGCATGACCACCATCGATGTCGGCGGCATCCTGTCGAATGTCGCCAACAAGTTCCTGCTCGAAGGGTTCTTCTCGGTCGAGCGCGTGTGGCGGAACATCTGCGCGGTCCGCAACGTCAACGACTTCAAGACGGTCACCAGCTACCGCCTCATCGGCAAGGACCAATACGAGGAGATCGGCGCGGGTGGCGAGATCAAGCACGGCACGCTCGGCGAAGAGACCTACACCAACAAGGCCAGCACCTACGCCCTGATGCTGTCGATCGATCGTCGCGACATCATCAACGATGACCTCGGCGCGATCACCACGGTCCCCCGCAAGCTCGGTCGCGGCTCGGGCCTGAAGATCAACGACGTGTTCTGGACGGCGTTCCTGAACAACGCGGCGTTCTTCAGCGCCGGCAACAAGAACTTCGTCACCGGCGCGGACACCGCCCTCGGCATCGATGGTCTGACCAAGGTCGAGCAGGCGTTCATGGACCTGGTGGACTCCGATGGCAAGCCCACGGGCGTGATGCCGTCGATCATGCTGGTGCCCACGGCGCTCTCGGCCATGGGCACGC